TTCAATAATAACAACACTTATAGACAGATTTTTCATTTTGACGACCCTGTCTGACCCTCTTTGGAAAAATAGAAATATTTTTTTAAAATCTTTTATGGTAGGTATGCACTATGAGACGTAAGAAAAGGTATAAACATGCAGTTATTAACAAGAAGAAGTATTACTTCTATAAAATTGTATGGTTAGATCCGTGCGGTGACGCGGGGCATGCGGACGTAGAAGAGATGAAAAAGTTATTACCAGCTACAATGATTTCACAGGCATACATATTTGCTAAAGATAAAAAACATGTTTGGACTTTTGCTTCGTATGACACAGAACAAGCTGTATTCTCAGATCGTAATTGTTTCCCACGAAGTATAATAAAAAAGATGGAAAAAATATTAAATTAAATGATTGCTTTTGAATGGGAAAAAATATTTCATGACGCTGACAAGGAGGAGAAAATGCAAGATCCAAAAAATAAAATTGAAGAACTTGAAGACAAAATTGAAAAGTTAGAGAACGATATTGCTAACATCAAAGATGTTCTTGATGTTCAAGATGAGCCAGACATGGACGAAGATGAGGATATCGAAGACGACGATCAAGACTAATCTTTTTTATCACCCTCGATCTGTTTTGGGTCGGGGGTGACATCTATAATCTGTGAGTAATCATCTTCTATCTTTTTCATTCTAGCCTCTAATTCTTCTAACGACATATCATCTAGCTTGCCGGTTTTAATAATCTTTCTATCTATGTATAAGCCTGCGGCTTTACCTCTATTTGTCTCTGCATTTACGGCTGATGAGAAACTACCTTTTTTCAAAGCTGCCTCTTTAATTCTTGCTAGTTCTGCAACATGGTTCTCATAATTAACCTCAAATTTTTTTAATCTTTCTTGTTTTAATTTATCTACGTATTGCACTACAAGCGGTGATAATCTTGGGTTCAATAGCTCTGACCCCTCAGACCTTGCTCTCTTCTCGCTGTAGCCTGCAAGTTTTGCCGCTTCTGTCTGTGATACAGGTCCGTTTGGTCCACCAAATACTATGTATTCTGCAAACCTTTTTTGCATTTCTGTTAATCTTTTTGGTACTCCCATATTGACTTTTTAAGGGAACATTCCTATAATGTCAAGCATGAGTGAAGAATTAAAAGAAAGAATACACGACCTGTTAAAGATCAATGTAGAGCATCAAAATATTAATGCAGAGTTGAGAAAAGATGTGAAGTATTTACGAGAGAGGTCTCAGTTTTATGAAGAGCAGTGTGAGCAGTTAAAGAAAGAAAACAGAACGCTGCGAAACATGGGTAGAGATTTTATCAACGAGCATAGAAACAAAGGTGATATGTAGTGTACGTCAAACACTTACAAGAATATCTAGATAAGTTTACAGAGGGCAGAAACGGCATGCGTGGTAATGCTGTGAGTGATGCTAAAATTTATATCATGACAAGAAAAGGATACCTTGAAGAGATAAAACGTATTGAAGTGCATGAAAGTAATAATCCGCTTGATAGTTCTATTCGTGTTGTTTTGAAACCAAACCGAGAAGAGAAACTAATACTCCCGCCTGGATATATTAAAGACTATTAATTATTTCTTCTTCCTTCGCCTGATGGGTAAATCAAAGTGCATGACAACTTCGTTGCCTCGCTTGTTCGTCCACTCACCTGTGATTCGCTTGTCGCCTGTCGCTTGTGTTTCGGCAGAACGGAGAGCTTTCTTCAAACTCCTCGCCTGTACCTCGAACTCTTTACTGCCTGTGAATTTATAGGTTCTCACTTTTGCTTGCTCGTTTGTTCTTCGATAACTTCTACTTCTAAATCAGTATTATCAAAATCTAATTTAGCTTGTTCTTCTGCCTCATATTCATCGTTAGCTAAAACTGATATTGTTTTCCCTACCGATACTATATATTTTTTCATATTACACCTTTTGTTTGTTCGCTTGTTCTTCTTCGTGTATATCTTTTTGATACCTAACTATAAGTTCTGCAACTTTGTGCATAGCTTTAATAACACTCTGTCCCTCGTACTTATCATTTTCAGACTGCACAGATTTATTTACAATCGCTTGTAAGTCTCTCACTACTTCTTTCATAGCGAATAATCTGCCAGAGCTTGAAGATGACACATATAGGTCGTTCATTAAAGCTATTTGTTTTTGTAGCTCACTACTCATTTTTCCTCCTTTTTTATCTGTGAAAATAATTCCACATTTGATCTCTATATATTTTAACTATTTTTTCATGCTCGCTAAGATATTCGTCTATCTCTTCCCATGTGCAAGTCTTTTTTGCCGTGATTTTTTCTGATGATTTTTTAAAAGCCTCTGCGACTTTTAAAATTAAATCCATGTTTAAATCATTAATTAGAGTTTTTTTAGGTGGTTGTGGTTGCTTTTCCATACCTAATTGAAGTCCTAGATTTTTTAATGTTTCTTTTATTTCTCTTATTGACATTCTTCCTAGATTAGGAGTTCGTTTTAACTCTCGTTCTTCACATCTTGTTACATCACCTATTGTTTTACAACCCATCATTCCTAATGCGTTCATTGATCTCATAGAAAGTTCTAAGTCTTCTATTCCTTTGTTTAGTATGTCGTTCATTTGATACTTCTCCATTGTTGTATTAATTGTGGTTGATATTTAAGTTTTCGTTCTTCTTGTTCCTCAAGAAACTGTTCCCAACTGTCTGCGTTGGTGCTGACGACATCATTGTATTCGTCTATCAATAACTCTGGGTGGCAACCATTGTCAATCATATCTTGAAGTTCTTTTAATCTTTTATCTTTCCAATTCATTTAATTTCTTCAGCTTTAAAATGATCGTGATCATAGTTAAAAATCCAATCATCACTACCCTCTAAAATAGCCTCATTATAGTCTTTTGCCTCTACTTCAGTTTCCCATTCAATATAAACTTTGTATTTTTTCTTTTTTGCTTTCATTTATACCTCTTAAAACCAAAACATATCTCATTAGAATTTTCCCCTTGTTCTGTTGAGAATATTCCAATCGGTTTTAAAGTTTCCTCTTTTTCATCAGACATATTAAAGTTTTCTAGTATAGAAAATTGTATAGGTGCGTCTATATTTATTGCTTTACTACAACCTAAAACATCATTTAATAATTTTCTTATTGTGTATCTTTTTGCTTTCATACTCCATTATACTCCAACATTGTCCCTAGTGTCAAGGGCTTTTTCTTGCTCTTCTTCCGACAATTTATTAAAGTCTAATACTCTTTGATGAAGTTCTGGATAAACTCTTTTGCCTTTTTTTATTGACCTTATCCAACAATTATTATCAAGACCCATAACTCGATCTTCGCAATCATGTTTAAATTGCTCTAGTGTTTGTTCTTTGTCGCTATTTTGATAAGCAATATTAATAAACTTTTCACCATTCCATATTTTGCAGTGGAAATAAAAAAGACACCACGCATAAAATTCATTATCGCTTAAACATTCTGTATTCATTTTACCTCTTTTGTTAGCTAATAGGACTATATAGGATAATCAAATTTAAGTCAATAGGTAATGTGTTCGTTTTGGGTTTTAAAATTAAATGTCTGATTGTGGATAGCACTTAAAATTAACTACAAGTTTATTTTCATTTACAGAATCTACATCTAAACTTTGCAGCACTCCAATAGAGTTAAGATAACCTGCGGTTGCACAATCGTAATGAGTGTCGTAGACCGGTCGCACATCACTAGGGGGCAAACAAGTCTGAAATGTGGCAGAACAGATGGTCATAACTAACATAAACTTCACTTGACAACTCCTTTGACTATCCTATATTATGAGTTAAAACAAAAAGGAAAGATATGACTGATATAAAAAAATATAGAAATGTATCTTTACCTCATTCTGTTTATAACAATTTGATTAAGATATCAAAAGTTAAAATAGACGGGGCGACATTATCTATAAGTAAAACCATAGAGATACTTACCAATCTTGAGGTTAAAAAACTAAATGGTAAGATGAAGAAGGAGAAAGAATAATGTTTAAATTAACTAGACAACAAAGAAAAGATCTAATGGCTTATATGTGGACTAGACCTTATGGTGAGGTAGCTGCATTAATAGCAATGTTAGCCTCTTTAAAGGA